GTAGTTGCCATCGGAACATCTGCGATACTCACGGCAACTATGCTTGCCTCTCTGTTTTCGTACCAGTGACCAACCAGCAAAAGGATTGCTTGGCTGATCGCTTGCGGTACGTCTGAGGCGTCGCCGTAGCCTGCAACGTAGGTGACGGTAATAGAATTAATACGGTCAATCTCAGCAACGGGAAGGGCTGTAGCTGGGGCAAATGATATGCGGGCGGGCTCGCTGATGAAGTCCGTATAGTAGGACGCCGCGGGGAGCGTCTGGACGTTGCTATTCTGGTCATAATACTGGATGCTAACGATGCTCTGGGCCTTGCTGAATGGCAATTGGATCATGCCATTTGGCCAATCGTCAAGCGACAGGGTGCGCGTTTGGGTCATAATAGACCGGCGCATTATCTGCTCGCACCATTGACGGGCCGCAACAATGAGACTTGTCAAGAGGGCATCGTCTGCCGTGTGATCTACGCGGCAATGAATCTTTGCTTGTGCCAAGCTCACCGGCTCTGCCGCTGGCTGTACTATTACCGCAATCGTGAGCGGCACGTCTACGCCTTATCCTTGGTCTTTTTGGCCTTGGGCTTGTCTTCTGCTTCTGCATCTTTGGCTTTGACGTCTTCCGCACTAACTAACACAGCAAGATCACGACGCAACCAACGCTCTGCGCTGGCTTCGCTCAACTTATATACTTCGTTTTTTAAAAACGTATCAACAATTTCTTTTTCCGCGCCGTAAACATTAAGTGACTTGGTGAATTTTACAAACATGACGGCTCCAATATAGCCGCCCCCTGTTACAGGGGCGGCCATTGTTTGCAGGGATTAGGAGATGACGCTTGCAGGGGTCAGCAGATCAACGGCATAGCTTGGGCTGGCCAAGATGCGGGTAACGGCCACGACGTCGGCAGCATTAGCGATCGTGAGACGCAAAGCAGAATGCGAGTAGAGGACACCGGCAACGCTGCCCAGTTGGGCGATCTCGTCAACGGTGGCCTCTAAGAATGCTTGATCGCCTACGGCATTAGCCAAGAGCGCGCCGCTATCTTTTGCTACGGCAAGGCCAGCGCCTGAGGCGTTAGTAGCTACGACAATTTCAAGCTTGGTGATGCCGGCGCCGGTTAAGGCGGCAACAGTGGCCAAAAAGCCGATGGTCTCAAAAAGTGCGAGGGAATGATAGGCGGTGACAACAGAGGTGCCGCCCGTAGCGATTATGCCAGTAATCTTTTGGGTGCTGGCAAGTTTGGAAGTGGAAACTGCGGATACCATGAGGTGCCCCTTAATATTCAATGGTTAAAAAGAGAGAAAACAAACACCCCCGCCCCAGGAAAGGAGGACTAGGGCGGGGTTGTTACTAGGCCCGTGCGGCAATAGTTACGAACGGGCTCAGGGTTGCGCCGCCATTCTTGGGGGTCATGGCAGTGTTCCACCATGGCTTACCGTCGTTGCGGACTTCAGCGCGGAATACCTCCTCGCCTTCGATGAAACGAACATGCACGGAGCTAGAATTTTCTACGCCGCCACGGGTGCCGACAAGATACTCACTCCAGTTGGCGCAAATTAAGTCACCAACGTCGCCCAGAGTTGGGCACTGTTCCACGAAATAGATAGGACGGCCCATCAGGGTATCAGGGCGATCAAGGCCATTACCGAAAGTGAACAATGGAATGTCGGTATTAGTCATAGTCAAATGCGCTTGGGTCAATGCTGGCAAGGCGTCAGGGCTGGCCATCCAGATACACGAGCCGTAGTTGTAGGCACGGGCGCGCATCTTGCTAATATTAGCCCCTACAATGGTATCTGCGGTTTGGCTTCCCTCCTTGGCGATGGAGATAGTAGCGGGAGCATTGATAACGCCTAAGAACTGGCCAACGCCGGTGCCGTTGATCTTTTCATCCAACAAGGTTGGAGCGAGTCCGCGTGCAAAATTAGCTTGAATCATCGCTGCCACTGAGACCGGCGAATCGGCGAGCAATTCGTTGCTCGAGAAGGTCAGGCCGGTTAAAGCGGTAGCGGTAAGCTTGCACTGGCCAAGCTGGCTACGACTAGAGATGGCCGCTTGCGTTTCGGCACGCCGCAGCCAACGCTGACCGCCTACATAGCTGCCGCCGCTGTGATTTTTGTCGACCAGGAAGGGAAGCTCAATGCTGCGGGTTTCCATGGGAATAGAGCTAACTAGCGAGGCGGTAGGGTCAAGCATAGGATCAATCGACAGGACGTTAGGGGCCAGCGCAGTAGGTAGTAGGAAGGCGCCAAAGGGATTGCTAGCGCCACTCTGCTCATCGCTACCAGCAGCAGCTAGGGGCCGCAAACGTTCGTCGAGAACCTTTTCGGTCGAGGCGCGAACGACGGCCTGAATGAAATCGGTCTGATTTTTGAAGCCGGCCATTGGGTCGGACTCTGCACGACTGCGCATACCGGTCACAATTGGCCCATTATCGTTCTGGGTGAGGGCCGATACTGGGGCATCATTCGCGGCGATACGGTCTTTGATCTTGGCGAGCTTCTGGGCTGCTTCGACCTTTGCGTCAATGGCGTCAACGTCACCGTTGATGGCGTCGATGGCCTTAGTTTCTTCTTCGCTGAGGTCACGACCTGAGCGGGAAGCGATGCCCATAACGGCTTTTGCTTCGTTCAATAATTCGGTACGTTTGGCAATTAAGGCCTTGATTTCTGGGTCCATTGTGTGCTCCTGGTTGGCTGTAAATGAAAAAAAAGAGGCATCGCGACGTGTGAAAACACGGCAATTGCCTCTTCTCGGAAGGGTGTAATGGGCGAAAGCCCTATGTTCTAGCGGTTATATGAAGCGACTCGGCGCACCGGTAAACCTGCTATAGTTGCTTATATGGGTTAAAACGAGCCTGTCAATCTGTATTTTTCCATGGCTGCAATTCGCGCGGCTGCTGCTGCTGCCCGAGGACGTGGGGCAGGTCGGCCCTTGTCTTTGCTGTTTGGCTGGCGTCCGTACTTGCTAATCATCTGAGATAGCGCATCGTCCATGCTCATGATGCCATCGATGAGGCCAAGCTCTACGGCTTTGGCGGCGCTGAATACTGCGCCCGTAGCCGCTGCTTTAACCTGCGCAGGAGTCATACCACGCCCAGTCTCTACGAGTTGCAGAAAATTACTATTGAGGGAATCGACACGCTCTTGCATATAGTCGATCTGCTCTTGTGTTATCTCGACGCCAGCCGAAAACGCGCCCTTGAGCGATCCGGTGGAAATCACGTGCACTTTAATTCCCTCGGCCTCAGCCTTGCCGCTGGTGTCGGCAAGCACTGCGACGGTGCCAATACTGCCCACTTCTGCTGAGCGGTTAGCGGTGATTCCGTCTGTGACCTGAGTGCTAGGCCCATAAGCGGCGCTGGCCATAAGATCGTCCGCATGCGCTGCTATGGGCTTGCTAAATTGTGCGATGGAGTCCGCAAGCTCGACCATGCCGGCAACGTGCCCGCCTGGGGAGTCCACGCAAAGCAGGCATGCGCTCACGTTAGGATCGTCTTTAGCCGCCCGTAGGGCTTTTCGCACACCAATAGTTGAGGTGCCGCCGTATTTGCTTTGGCCCTTCATCAGCATGCCTGTCATATGGACTACAGCAACGCCGCTACTATGCAGGAAATAGCCAGCCATGCCGCCGGCGTTGATCCAATTGAGCCCTCCACTGTTCATTTTTACCAGCTCCAGATGGTCCGCCTTGATCTCGGCCAGGGAACGCGCGCGCAAAGTACCGTCCTTGATTGCATCAATCATGCCGGTAACGGCTGATGGCTCAGCCATATACATCCCCATGTGGTTTGCGAAGCATTCGGGGTTGTGGATTTCATGTAGCATCGTTGGTTCCTATTATGGAGGTGGTAAGCATGTCGGCTAACTGGTCTATGCTCATGGGTTTATTTTGACTCACGCAATGCGACCAGTGCGCGCAGACGCTTTCAAGCTCTTCGTGATCGTAGGTAACGCCGGCGCAGGAGCATAGGGCCATGGCGACGGGTGAAAGGACGGCCGCGGCGTGCGCTTCTTCTTTGAGTGAGAAATCGTGCAGCCATGCGCTAAAGCCCTCCTTTTTCTGTGCCTTTTCGATTGCCATGCTGGCGCGGCGGTGGATACGCACACATGATTCCATGACTACGGGCCGCATAATATCTTGCGCCGCTGACTTGGGTGGTCGGCCTGTTTCGCCTGGTGGCTTGGGGGCGTTGGGGTTATTGTTGCCAGCTGCTATCGATTTAAGGGGAGTCATGCCGCCTTGCATGTAGAGGATGTCACCCTCTGGCCCAACTGGTGGCATGTCTTCCAAGTTCCGTGCTTGATTGGGAACCATCACGCCATTTGTGATCATTGTGCTATAGTAGCTGGCGCGTGCTGCCATATCGCCACGCAATAAGGCATTTACGTTGATTTTTACATAGTAGCCCTGCAATACTTCGCGGCTACTTAATAGCTTCCGCTTGCATTCCTCCTCGATACGCCGTATCCATGGCATGAGGGCATCATTTACATGGGCGATATTAAGGGCTTCAATGTTGGAATAGGGGGTGCTTGTATTATGCCCTACCTTGATCGGAGACAGACGGAACCAACGGCACTGTTCCTCAATTTGAAAGCCGCGAGTCTCTAAAAACTGCGCTTCATTGGGTGGTATTCCGATAGGCTGATAATCTAAACCCTCTTCTAGGAGCGCTGGCTTTTTGCCACTCTTAGCGCCGCCGTACATACTTGCCCACGATTCGCGCAGGTTCTCAATCGCTGTTGCGGTGAGTGACTTTGGATGTTTGAGGATGCCGCCCAGCGCTGACCCATTACGGAAAAACGAGCCAGCGAGCGTTTGCGCCGCAATGGCAATGCCCATTGACTCAGCAGATGCACGAAGAACTGACCAGCCGCTGTAGCCGGTGGTGCCGATGCCGTGGACGTGGAAGACGTCGCTATCCTCTAGTACTATCGTCCCAGTATCACCGGCCACATGGTACACCAGACGCCCGTCTTTTTTGTGGAGCGTGACGCGTGCGGGGTGAATTAGGTGTAGGGCGATAGGGACGCCGCCTTGCGTCCGCTGGATCTCGGCGAATCCACCGCCCCAGCCTGCCGCACAAACAATAAGCGACTCCCAAAACGACATCCCCGACATATAGGGGTTTGGCTGGTCGAGTAGCGCACTTAAAGGACTAGTCGCTTGTGGGTCTACGACGCCGTTAATTTTTCGCTTGACGTTGAAAGGCAGCTTGGCGATGTCCTCGGACACGACACGCAGGCAGGCGTAATATGCCGCAATAGTGTTGGCGCTCTCAGCTGATACGGCTTCGCCGCTAGACGTCATCTTAAGGATGTGCGTGGTTCCGCCCCACATGCTGGAATTGCTCATGTCTGACGCAGAGACGCCCCCAGCGCTGGCGCTTGGTTGGACGTGGCCAAATAGCGAGTATTTCACCGCTGACAAAACAAAACCAAGTATGCCCATTAGATTTCCCTGTGTGAGTTCATAAAGACCGTATGCCTTGCGTTTCGTATATCGACACCGTCGGTAGGTCGTCTATAATGAGGCGTGCTAGGGCATTAACCAAAGCGGCCACGCCGTCGATCCTCTTAACGGGGTCTTTCTTACTGGGTTTTATATTACCAGCCGCGTCATATTCAAGCACTACATTTCCGGCGCACCAGTCAAGCACTGGATTTCCACCATGTCGGATGCGCCCCATGACTACGCGGCGCTCTAGCTCCTTAGTCGGTCCGCTTAGCGAACGAAAGCCCTGGATGATCTGCACCATGTCTATTCCGTCTTCCATCAGCTGCTGGGCAAGGTGCGTTGCGTTCCACGGGTCAATACCAATCTGACTTGCGCCCCATTCCTGCATCTGCTCTCGTATCTCGATACGTAGCCGGTCGTAATCGACCGCGTCGCCATCGTGTAGTGTGAGGATTCCCTCAGCCGCCCACGCCTCGTATGGTACGCCGTCGCGGTGCTGGCGTTGCTTGGCTCGTTCCTTCGGTGCCCAGAATCGGCAAAACACATCAAGGACGCCGTCTTCGTCTTCCGATATTCCAAC